AATTCCAGTAATCATTCCAGGCTTTGTTGCGATTGTGGAGCCCTTAAATGTGCTAATCCAATTTGCGCTTGCTTCTTTTGTTGCCGCTTCTTTAGACAATAGAGATTTAATTGCTTCCAAGCGATCCAAAACTTGGTTTTTGTCAGAATATACACTAACTTTTCCGCCCAAAGCAGTTTCAAATTCCTTGAGGTTCCGAACGCCCATTGATCCCATTGCTTCTTTAAACTTTTTAAGCCTGTCTAAATTAAAATAAGAATCTGTTAATACTCGAATATTGTCTTGTTCGCTTCTTAAAAAAGGCAAACTTTCTGCTGCCTTAGCTTCGGCATACCCTACTGCGCCAAGCTTTTCTGGCATTTTCATCCATTTGTTTTGAAGATCAGAAAGTTCAGCAGTAAGGTTATTTGCCGCTTCAGCTTGATCCGATTCTTTCTTAGCGTCTCGCGCAACGGAAGGAGGCAAAGTAATCCCCTTTGCATACATTTCCATTGCAGCTTTATGCTGGGGGCTGTTTGCTGCAACCATCGATGCTTTTGTCAACAAACTGTTGCCAGTTGGATCTGTGTCCAACATTTTTAGATCGCTCTGAAATTTTGCAGCTAAATCTTTCCTGCCTGCATTATTTGTCGCGTCAATAGATGTTTGCAGAACAGTTCTTGCATCGTCTGGAGATCCAGAAGCAAGTGCTGCCCAAGTGTCAAAATTGGTATCAAATGCTATTCTCCGAGTCCGATCATCAGCATTTGCTATTGATGATTGCATTGCTGCCCATGCTTGAGGATTACGAGCAGCAGCAGCAATATTTAATTTTTCAGCATTTTTACCACTTGGATTTGTTTGGTTTTCCAAAATGGCATCATCGAGCGACTGTTGAGCTTTTTTCTGTTCTTCTCCTTTTCGCTGAAGTTCAGCAATATTTAACTGAGCTTGTTGAGCAGCATCTTTGTACTGCTGAACCTGCATTGGATGAAGTATCTCGTTCTGCTTGTAACTCTGATTAAGAATATCAAGATTCTTTTGAGACGTAGCCAACTGCACTGGATCGGTCAGTTTTCGTTGGGCATTTTGTGCCTCGATAGCCTGGAGGTTATCTTTGGACGTAGCCAAATTGACCGGCGCCTGTTGTGCCTGTTGCGCCATTTGAGCTAACCCACCAAATTGCGCGATGGTGGACATCATGTCCGGTGCTTTGTACTGGGGAGGTGGGATATAGTAGTCCATTAAATTAGCCTCCTCTGTACATATATTTTACTGCATTGAGTCCTGCAAAACTATTGGCGGCCCCAGAAAATGCTCCACCAATCGCATTGTACCCAGCAGCATTTGCTGCACCGGCGCCAATAAGTCCTGCTGCCTGAGCATTTCCAATGCCGGTTAATAAATTAGCGGTCTGCTGACCATTAGCCAAAGATGCTGAGGCTTGTTGTGCTGCTGCTGCTTGTCCAAGCTGAGTAATACCTTGGAGTTTTGAATACCTATCGTTGATCATCGACTGAAGTAACTGAGGCCGAAACTGAGCCAATGCGGCTTGAATGTCTCCTCCGCGGAGTCCTCCCGTAGCAGATGCATTTGCCAAAATGCCTTGCTCGCCTTGCTTTGCTAATGCTAAGGCATTTGGGTCATTTTGAATGTTATTTATTGCTGCTTGTTGAGCTTCCGGCCCATTTTGCCCAATCAAATCTAACTGTGCTTTTAAACTATCATACCCAGCATTAGCATATGGTTGAACCATTTCTTTCATTTGAGCAAATTGATCGGCATTTGCTGCAATTGCCGCTTGTCCCGCTCGGGCCTGTGCATCAGCAGCAGATCTTGCTGCCGATGCTTGTTTCTGCGCCCCAGCATACGCAGCAACACCACCAACAACAGCACCAGCACCAACAACAATAGCAGCAACAACGGCACCCATAATTATTTGAGTTTGAAAGTTTCAGCGCACAGAAGTGCTTGTTTGTAATCAACCGTCAGTTCTTCTCCTGAGTCGCCTCCACGGCATCCAGCAATGTCTCGCATTGCCAAAAGCCAAATGTCACCTACATCGTTTTTTACAAAAAAACAGTTTGGATCTTTAGAGTGGTTTATCCAGCGTCCCGCGGGAGTTCGTTTTCCATTTAGCCTTGCAGGTGCCAAAACGTCAAACGCTTTCGCAGAGATGCTGGTGAACATCCCTTTCCCGTGAATCACCGAGTCTCGGATTACAAGCGTAGTGCCGCACCCTGGTGGAAACTCAATCTGATCGGTTTCCATTTGAGAAATCAATTCCACCGTAGGTTCATCTAACCCAAACTCTGCAATCACCTTTAGAAAATCTTCTCGATCTGCACCCCTTGCCTCGTACTCTAGCAAGCGAACCTGTTCCGAATACTCATGCCATGCCGGTGATTTATCGAGCAGGATTTCTTCTAAGGCTACAGGATTAGTCACCTCGGTCGCGTACACGTTTTGCCACACGGTTTCTTCTATTACCAATGCCAGTTTTCGGCCTGGATTGCCGGTCATTACCATTGGTGCAGCAAACTCCCGCACCTGACCGTCCTCACACAATAATTTGAGGCGCCCCTTAACAAGAATGTTTGTGTGCGCGAACCGGTGCTTATGCCCCAACACTAAAGCGCCAGCAGGCAATGTAACTTCGCGGATATACACGCCAGGTCCAAAGTGATGCACTACCGGACACTCGGCTTGTGGCATCTGAACCATTGCCATCTCTAGTTTTTCAGAAACGTCTGGTATTGATAACATTAGGAAATTTGCCTTCCAGAGGCAGATATGGTTAATGCACTGGCAGTCCCAGCAAGAGTAGAAATAAACCCACCGGCCTCAAGCGTCTGCCCCACCAGTTCGGGACATAAGTAACACGCACCAGAAGCAATGCTCTGGGCATTTAGCACCAAATTTGAAGCACCAGCACTTCCTCCATTTGCCACAAGGTTTACGCTAAAAGTCGCGGCAGATCCGGATGTGTTGGTCACTGTAAACTTGTCGATGATGGTTTTTACCCCACTCGATGTGTACTGTCCTGTTTGAGTTGCCTCGGCTTGTTTTCGAGGAATGATGTTAAGAATTGTAACTGCCATATTACATTACAAGTGGTGGTGCCAGAGAAAGTAAACGCACTTCTGCTAGTGCTTGGTTTGCTATATTTTGAGCGTTATCTGCCGTAGTTTTTGCTGCGCCAACTTCATCTAATGCAACCTGTGCCTTAGCCTCTGCGGATGCAGAATTAAGGTTGGCATCTTCAATGTCTTGAGCATTGGCGTTTACAGATGCTGGTACATTAAACAAGTTTTCAAAAGCAGAAATAGCCCGTTGATTTGGCAAAAACATAGCCAATTCATTTCGAGTTAACTGCTTTACGTCAAATGCCATACTATCCCCTTAGTGGTTCAATTCGCATTTCTAGTCTAGCTACTGACAGGAATGCATCACTAGTTCCTCGAAACTTCTGAATTCGCCAGTCGCGAGCATACCCATTTCGTAACCAAGTAATATTTTTGCGCCGGTCACCTTGTCTGCCTACTTTTGCGCCTTTTTCAACACTCCATGATTCCCCATCTACTGAGTAGCTTGTCCAAATAGTTGAATCTACACCAAGTTCTGATCGGCCATTCAATGCAACTAATTCAAGTTCGTGAAAAAGCACTCCGCGAGATTCATTGAAAATAATGCTTGTATTAAACTCCCACCCAACAACTTGGCCCCAATGCGATGAAAGCGTTTCGGTAAAAATGCCCAATGCATATGTTTGTGGATCAGAAACAATCCATTGGTTATAGCACCAAACCATGTTTCTGGCTCTATACTGAGAATTCCCAACCAGTGACGTTGATGCGTAATACCAGCATGGAAATTCAATAACCTGAGAGGCATTCGCATCAAAAATTAAAGTCCGATCTGGAAGATGTATGTACAGTTGTTTTAATCCAAGGTTTATTCTGGATTCTAGTACTACTGTAGACAGTTCATCTTCAGTGTATTTTGCTAACTGTTGGTCAATTTCGCGAGTACTAATCTTTTCAGCCACTCCAGTTGCTACCACATAAATTGCCGGTGCTTCATTTCTGCCACTCCCTAAGAACGCAATGGTTTCGTTCCAAAACACGCACGCATGAGTTCCAATGGCCCCGCGTTGCACCTGTGCGCCTGGAATACGAGCAAACGGGAATAGCGATCCCCCGATGTTGCTGAACACTTCAATGCTGTACCGGCCCATCGCGTAAATTTCGTTACGCACCTTCAGAATGCCTACAATTGGATCTGGGTCAGTTTCAGCAGATCCGTACTTCAGTGGGTTTACTGAAAATGGGTCATTTAGATCTGTGACAACCAGATAGATGCCATCTGTTGTCATAAAGTACCCATCCACCCACTGAACATCCAATACCGGCCCAAGGTCTGTGTCAGTTACTTGCGCCAAGGTAGTTCCATCGTAAAGCCAGAGTTTTTTGTCAGAAGCGATAGCTAGGTAATCAAACCCATAATCCATGCTGACTCGATCATCTGTAGTCCCACCTACGTCTCCAATTATTGTGATCGTCCAGTTGGCATTAACGCGCACAAACTTGGTTCCCATGACGCGGTAACAGGCGCCATTCCAATTGATGCCTCCACGATCAATGCCAGGACCATCCACCATGTGGATGATCCCATCCCCAGGGCGAAAGTATCCCTCGGATATGCCGGTTTTCTTTGGAAGCGGCACCATGTTCCGCGGATAGCCGGTCCTAAAATTGGACGACTCGTCCGCGTAAATCCCGTTTAGGATTGGAACTTGCACGTTTTGGGTAAGGTTGTGGCTT